CATTGAAGAAGTTGAATAATTCAGATTTAAACAAATCTAAATTGAAAGTACCACGATTGTAAATACGCTTGTAAGAATTGTCTAATTGCTTCCAAAGACCCACTGATAAACGAATATCATCTGGACCATCTTGCTTAATACGTCCACCTTGTCCCCACATTAAGTAAGTTTCAATATCATTTGCTATCTTAGTCAAATGAGCAGCTTCTAATGTAGTCAAGAAAGAACGAGTTAATTGACCTGATTGATATGCTTTCTTTACATAATCTTTACCCATTTTAGAAGCCATATCTTCTAAGTTAGTAATAGAAGGATCAGGATTTTTTTCAAAGTTTCTCCACAATTCTACTACAGGAACTGTACCATCAGCTTTCATACCACCTTTCATCATCAAATCAGCACGACTAGAAATTGAATAATGTACGTGAGCTTCAGCACCACCTACGTAGTTGTAGAACTCTCTAAATCCTGCAGACACATTACCAATGTCAGAGAATCTTTCGCCATACTCACCACGAGCAGAACCTTTTCTAAATACTCTTGTACCAACCTTAATGTATTTACGTTGTAAGTATTTAGTGTTGTCATTGTTCACCAATTGTACAGTGTAGATGAAACCATCTCCTGCTGGAATAACATCATCAGCAGTGATGTACAATTCCACACCATTGTACTTATCATAAGTGATGATATCACCATGGCCAAATGAACGCTTGTTTAATTTAATTTTGAAATTTTGACCATCGATACCAAGAGGACGACTTGTGTCATCACCTGATTCAAGATCTTCTACGATGTAAGGTAAATCCTGTGCTACAGGAATTTGCCATTTGTATTCACCACGATTGTTATCAACCATGATAACGTTCTTACCACCAAATGAAGACATTTGATACAAAGGCATTTCTACTTTTTGTACCATTGCCCACAAATCCACTGGACCTAAATCTGTAGGTTCAGCTGACTTAAGGAGGTTAGAAAGGTGATACGAATCCACGTGTGAACTAGTCTGATAGTTAGTATCACGTAGGAATATACCATTGTTTAAAACTGGAGTTGCCATAGGGCTTTAAAATTTAAGGGGTTAATAATTAATTTATCGTTTAAAAATATTTTGAGGTTTAGCTATTTTTCTAGGTTTTTGTTCTTCTTCTTCATAATAATTACTAGCATTCTTACGAGATTGTTCAGTTTTTAATTGTCTCACTGTTTGTTCTACAGCTGCATTCTTTCCTTGCTTTTGTAAGTTATTACGATACTCATCAGGATTAGAAAGTAACCAAAGAGCTTCAGCTATAAGAGAGTAATTAGGTTCTACATATTGATACTTCTCTAATAAGTGACCCAACAAATTAGTAGGTCTACCACTAACTGAAGGATACTGTGGTTGTGTAAGACCTGAATATAAAAATGCTTGAGTTTTTTTATCCAACTTAACACCATTGATTTCACCAGGTCTAAGAGCTTCAAATACATTTTGAACATAAGCATTAGCTGCAGTTTCTTGTTGTTGTCTGCGTTGTTCTTGTTCTGCTAATTGAGCATGAACAATTTCTTCCTGCATTGCATCCAACTTTGGTTTAAATTGTTTAGCTTTTCTTTCTAATGTACCAAGATCTCTTAGTGTTTCAATTTCTTCATCAATCTCATCAGGATCTTCTCCACGAGCTTGCAAATAATTTCTTACAATAAGTTCTTGATCATATTGATCGTTAGGATTTAATTCTCTCACTTGCTCTGTTTGAGCTAAAGCTTGAAACAATCCTTTTAAATCTTGGCCACCATCTGCTACATATTTAGCAGCATATTGTAATTCTTCTGGAAGAGATTTAAAAAACTCTTGTGGAGTTTTAGAAGCTACTTCATCTTTAAGATTATTTATATTAGCTTGCCAAAGTTCTTCAACATCTTTTTCTCCTAATCCACCTAAGTATTCATCAAGAGATTGTTTCTTTTCATCGTAGTCATCAAAAGCAAACATTTCTTTTGACTCTATTCTTTTCTTAAGAAATTCAATCAGTCCAGACTTTTCTGTTCTAGGTCTTCCTGCTTTAGATTTACTATCATCATCATAGTCTTCATCTGTAATATCCTTATCTAAAATGTCTGTAAGAAGTTCTTTAACTTCTTCTTTAGATGGTCTTACTACACCATCCTTTTCTTCTTCTTTAGCAGGTTTATCAAGAAAGCTAAGATCTTGTGTAGTTTTACTAAATAGGTTTGGTTTAATTTCTGTAGGCTCATCATTTGGAGTGATTATACTATCTGCTCCAGGAGCTCCTAACCAGCTATCAATATCTACATCTACTTGTTGTACACTTGTTTGTACATTTGTTTGATTATCAGCCATAATATATATTGGTTTTTTATGTGTATCTCTACACTATTAATATACAACTTAAACTCTAAATATTTACAAAATCTTTTTAAGGACTATCTAAGCTATGGATAATAGAGCTATAACTATTTTATTTCTTTTTAGAAGATCCTGGTTTGTCGTATTTATTTTTATTCTCTTTAGCTATTTGAAGCTGTTTATCAGCAATTTGTTTTTGAGTTTGAATCTTCTCACGCTCTACATTTATTTTTTCATCACTTTGTTGTTTTTCAACCATGTGAGTTTCTCTTTTAAGATTCATTTCATCCTGATATCTTTGCTGGTCTTGTATTTTAGCCATTGCATCAAGATAATCAGATTGTTGATTTTGATTAATATCCACACCTGCTCCATAACCAGCTGATCTAATTTCAGCAACAGTGATATTAGTTTCTCTATCTTTTTGAGATTCTTCAGCTTTAAATTGTTGAGCCATTTGAAGTTGTTTCTCTTGAGAAGCCAATTGTTCTTGTTGCATTTGTTGTTGATGTTGTTGCTCTTCTTGTTTTTGCTTCATCATTTTTTCTTCAGAAGCTTTAAGAACACTTGTCAACTCACCCATTGAATCTGCTTTCATGATATTTCCAAGATCATATATAGAAGCACCAGTGGTATTATTTTGAACAGCCATTTGTTTAAGCTGTTCCATTATAGAACGAGTGTTTGTTTTTGTAGAACAGAATACATTTAGATCTCTCATCAAAAGATCAGTGCCATTCATTTCAAAATTTACCTTCTCATCTGTAGTTGTAATGTATTGAAGACGTACACTAGGTTTCTTAGAATGATAATACTGAGCTAAGTCAGTTCTCATCTCGTGCACGCGAGGCATCAAGTTATCACTATGCTGTATAAAGTATTGTTCTGTCTGTGCATAGGAAGCACTCATTGCTTGTTCTATACCAGTGGCAGTTTGTTGTTGTGCAATAGGTTGTCCCATACGTTGTGGATTCAACCCTATCACTTCAAATGCTTGTTGTTTAAAATAGTTACCAAGTTGTATTCTAGAAAGCAAACGCTGTGTTTGTTCTAAATTCAACACTTGATAATGCTGGAATGATAAAGGATTCTCAGTGTTAGTAATTGTAGTATCCAATGGTAACATTTGAAAGTTCTTCATGGCTACATAAGCTTTAGCCAAATTGTTCTTACCCCAGTCTTCTCCTAATGAGTGACGTGGTAGGGCATTCTGGTCAAGCATAATCACTGTACCAAGTTCATCTACTAATATATCAGCTATTTGATTATTAACTATATTAAAACCAATTTGATATGGCTTCATTAAATCTACAAGACTAATTGAACGAGTGTTTCTGTCACCAAATACAGATCCTTCTACAGGAAGTTTACATCCATACAACGTAGCATCACCTTTAAACTGAAATGGTATTTGACCTGGCTTACCACCAGAAAGTCCAAGATATATTGGATTAATACCACCTGGATTATTAACACCCCAAAATGCAGGTCTATTAGGTCCTATTTTAATTCCCCCCCAAGTTTCATTAATCCATATCCAATCTACGTGATCACCAAAAACTAAATTATCTTTAGTTTTATTTTTATACACTGCTGTATTATACATTGGTTTGTCCACCATCTTAAAATCTTCAGTGACTATTTCTTGTATAATTTCACCATCTTCTGTAATCTTTGTAAGATGCCCCACCTTGCGTTGAGATTTCCAATAGCATTGTGTAACACGTAACATGTGTGACTTACCAAAATCCTGAAGATCTTCTGAATCAGAAAGTATCCACTCAGCAATATCACCAGTACCAAACTTAGCATCATACAACGAAGTGAACTGACGATATGCCAACGAAGGCAATTGAGTATTCCATTCATGTGATCTAGTTGGGTCATAATAGGTACCATCATTTTGATATCCAGAAACTGCATAGCCTGCAGAACGTACAGGATATATTACTTCAAGAGCTTCTAATTGATCTTGCGTCATCATCCAACCAAACTTGTCTAACACATCTGATACAGACATCATATCAATTTTACCCACCCAATTACCCTGAGATATGTAACGAACATCTGGAGATTTATGATAGAATGTTAATGTTGGATTCCATAATTCTAATTCGTAATCATCTTCCATCATTCTAAAATGCCAGAACTCTCTATCTGTAATAAGCATGTCTCTAAATCCACGCTCTTCTAATTCTTGTATTTTAAATCTTTCTTCATCCACTTTCATTTGATGAGTGGCCCATTGTTCAATCATTGAACGATAGTCTTTAGTAAAATATGCTTGTATTTCAGGAAGAGTTTTTAAATTTTCTGGAGCCATTTGTTGCTGACCTTGTTCAGAGTCTGCATCAACACCCATTTCAGATAACTTAGTCATTATCTTATTTCTAGCATCTTCTAATAAGACATCCTCAATCATTTGTCTTTTCTTTTCTAACATCTCATTATAAGAAGTGTCATCCACTGCTCTAAACATAATTCTTGATGTACGTTTAGAAAACTCATTTGTAAGAACATTGATTACACTAGGAATGATAGGATAGAACTTAAGTTCTAAAGCTGATGCATCTTCTTTAGTAAGAACATCTATAAGATCAGCCATCTCATTATTCTCTTCCACTATATAGTCAGTACGATCTATAATACCTTTTGCTAGTTTATAGTTTTTAAGCAAACGTCTAGCATTACGTCTAAGTTGTTTCATACCTTGAAACTCTAACCAGTCAAGGTTCCAAGCTCTCCACTGATCATCTTTTTCTTTTTGTGGTAAAAATTGAATAGGTTGCGTAAGCACCCCCATCTTGTTGTATTCAACTTTTTTGCCAGCTTTGAGGTCTAGTGCGTTATATATTTGCATGATTATGAATTAGTTAGAGTGATATTTTCAGAAATAACATATGTTACATCAGCTGGTCCTGTTGTATTAATATCAGTGTAGGTACCAGCATTTACATCTGAAATAGAAATTGTTATACTACCTAATATTTTTGAAGGGACTTCTTGGTTGTGCATATGCTGAAGGTTTTAATTTTGATTGACCTACATGTCTAAATGGACTCCAATTTAATTTACTAAATTTTTGGGACACGTCCAAGTTTTGTTTTGTGGTTTCCACTCGTTTAGCTAAGCCCCTGTTAGATTGTTGCACCTTTGCAAAAGCTACTAAAGCACAGAATGATACCAATCTATCCACATTGACACCCTCTCTATAAGCTTGCATTTCTTTTAAAAGCATTGGATCAGGTATCCTTTCCACCCCATATATAGTCTTAACTATAGTGCCATCAGGTAAAGTTTCATGATCAAGCTCTTCTTTAAGAAACTCAATACCATAAGACAAAAGATTTCCTTTAAAAAGTGTACCCACATTCTTCCAACCATATTGTTGAAACACGTTTCTATTTGCACCTAAATCTTTTAAGAATAATATCATGTCCTTAGGAACTAAGTATCTTTGTCTTTTTCTACTTATCATGTATTGTATAAACAA